ATGACCTTTACAGATATTACTCAAATTATAGCAAATTTAGGTTTTCCTATTGCTGCCTGTATAGCATTGTATATAATGAATACCAAAACAATTAATAAATTAACAGAAGCTGTTGAAGAATTAAAAAAATTAGTGGAGAGGATGCACAATGGAAATTAAAGATATATTTAAACTAATAGACGCGGGATTTACAAAAGAAGATATTATAGAAATGTCTAAACCCGCAGAAACGGTAGCGGATATTTCGCAGGCGAAGTCTGAAACCATAACGCCGGAGGTGAAGACTGAATCAATAACGCCGGAAGAAACACATTCGGGGAATATTGATTATATAAAAGATTTGCAGAAAAGCATTGATGATTTAAAGAAAACAATTATTGCAACTAATCAGTTACGCGATTTAGGCGGCGAAAAGCATACATCTGTTGACGACATAAACGATTATATTATTAACGGAAGGAATAAGAAATAATGGCAAGTGTAAATGAATTGAATTTTAACCAAGTATCAACGCTTTTGACATCTATTGTTAAGCAAGCGACAGGACAGAGCGTACTTACTCCTACTAATACAAGTGATTTTGTATCAGTAGCTACAACAGCGCTAAAGAATGGCGTTGACCCGGCAATGTCAGCAATCACACAGATGGTTGCACGTACTATATTTTCGATTAGACCATATTCCGAAAAATTCAAGGGTTTAAGAGTGTCTTCGGAACGTTGGGGCAATATTGTCCGCAAACTCAATATTGCTGACGGAGCGTATATTGATGATACATCATTTGCTTTGCCGGATGACGGGCAGAGCGTAGATATGTATAAACTCCGCCGTTCAAATATATTACAGACTAACTTCTATGGCGCGAATGTGTTCAGTATTGAACGGTCATATTTTAGGGAACAGTTGGAATGCGCGTTTACCAGTCCAGAGGAGTTTTCAAGCTTCTACAGCATGGTGACAGGTAATATTATGGACATGATAGAGACAGCACATGAAAACCTTAAACGTGCAACTCTTTCCAACCTTATCGGAGGAATTGTGTCCGGCGGGGGTGACGAACAGAAAGTTCATTTGCTGACTGAATATAACGCAAAGACCGGCGGGGAATATACAGCGGTAACCATTATGGCTCCGGATGTATACCCCGATTTCATGAAATTTGTATATGCTCGAATAGCTACAGTTTCAGCGCTTCTTACAGAACGTTTACAGCTTCATCATATCAATGTTACGGGCAAAGCTATTACACGTCATACACCTTATGAAAACCAGAGATTATATATGTATGCTCCGGCAATGTATGAAAGCACAGCTCGCGCAATAGCCGATACTTATCATGACACATTCCTGCGTTATGCTGACCATGAAACTGTTAATTTCTGGCAGGCTGTAGATACTCCGGACACTATTAATGTTACCCCGTCGTATCTCAATGCTGACGGAACTATTACTACGCCAAGTAATGCAGTGTCGGTTCCGAAGGTGTTCGCTCTTCTTTGTGATGAGGAAAGCTGCGGAATGACAGTATGCAATGAATGGAGCGCAACAAGTCCGCTCAATATTTCAGGCGGTTATTATAATGTTGCATGGCACTTTACGGACAGATTTTGGAACGACTTTACCGAAAATGCTGTAGTATTTACAATGGATTAATATTATGCAAGTTACGTTATATTCAGGATTTGGAAAGCGGAATAATTCAACCAAAACCCCCACCACAGGGGGGTTCACATACACCGGAACGCTGAAAGATAATTGTACAATACTAAAACCGGTCATTATCTTTCAGGCTGCCGGGGCGGATGATTATTTCCCTTCAAGATATCCTTCAATCTATAATTATGCTTATATTGATGATTTTGAGAGATATTATTTTGTGACGGAATGGGAATGGGTGGAACGGAATTGGATTGCAACACTTGAAGTTGACCCTATGGCAACATATAAGGGTGATATTGGAACAGGTACACATTATGTAGAGCGTTGCAGTGGAGCATTTAATGGACGTATTGTTGATACTGTATATCCTGTTTTAACTAATCCTACTGTCAATATAACCGATATTGACTCTCCATGGATTAATGAAACCTATTATATTGTAGGTATAAGTGGTGGTGGAGGTTCAACAGGGATCACTTACTATATTTTTTCATCCTCTCAATATTCAGCATTTATTCAGAACATATATAATAGTAATTCGTGGTGGAATGCTTCAACTGCAGATATTACTTACGACCCCTCAATATTCAATCCGCTGGATTTTATAAAATCAATAAGATTGTACAGAAGTTCATTTGGCGGAACTGCGGTAAACAGTGTAAATATGGGATATTGGAGCGTGCCTGCCACATGTAGGATAATATCTGATACACAAGCATATTCAAGCGTGCAAAGAAAAATCACATTGCCACAACATCCGCAGACTACAAGTCGGGGAAGCTATGTAAATTCAGATTTATATACTAAGCGTATATTATCAGTTAAACCCTTTGGTAAGATTCCTTTGGATTGTAGTTTAATTGCTAATGAAACGTTTATTAAAATTTATATTGGTATTGACGCATATTCCGGCCGGGGCTGGTTACGTGTATCTAATGGTTCAAATTCTATGATAATTGCTGAATCAGAGGCACAGGTTGGAGTTGATGTACTTCTTAATGTTCAGGCCGTATCGGAACTTTCACGAGCAACAGCGATAGTTAATTCAGCTTCAAGTATTATTAGCACAGTAACAGGAAGAGGGTCGAATATGACTATCGAAACAGGCGTTAGTAACTGGGCGGCAATTGCCGGAGTGCCGCTTATTCGTGAGACTGGAACAGGTGGGGATTTAGCAACATTTTCTTTTGCTGAAAGTAATAGATTATGTTCAGCATTTTATTCAATAGCTGACGAATATAATTCGGAGTTTGGCCGTCCATATTGCGCACCGGCGGTATTAAACACTGTTGGAGGATTTATTAAGTGTGCAAATGCGGAAGTAGAATTCCCATGTCTTGCAACGGAGCGTGCAAAAATTGAAGAATATTTGAATGGAGGATTTTTCTATGAATAGTGTGCCGTATTCATACGGTGACATCATGCGTGAAACGGCACCTGTTACGCCGTCAACAATACATGTAACGAATACCGCGTTGTCAGCATTTTTCAGACGTTATTTATTTTCTGATTTATTAAGTGTTTGGGAATGGAAAATCCCGGAGAATTGGGATAGCAATTATTTCAAAGCTGTACTATTCTCATGGGGGTATTTTGCAGTTATTGATACTCCAGCATTCGGTATAATTCCACAACAGGCGGGATTAAAAGGATATAACGTGCAGTATCAACCTACTAATGCTGTAATTTCTAATCCGAGAATAAATCAAATACTTGAACCTATAATCGGTGAAGAATGTGCGGTAATTAGAATACGTCCCGATTACTGCGGAATGCTCGACATTGTAAATTATTACGGTGATATGATGGCGTTAACTGCGGAAACACTTGATACCAATATACTGAATTCAAAACTTGCTTATGTCTTCGCTTCTGATAATAAAGCCGGAGCAGAAACTTTTAAGAAGTTTATGGATAAAATTGCCAGTGGTGAACCTGCGGCTTTTATAGATAAAAATTTATTTGATGAAGAACACAATCCCCACTGGGTAAAGTTTAATAATGAAATTCGAAATAATTTCATAGCCAATGATTTACACGGACTTCTTAAAAATCTGTATAATGATTTTCTTAATAGAATTGGAATACCTACAGCCAATACGGATAAAAAAGAGCGTCTTATAACATCGGAGGTTGAAGCTAATACACAGCAGTCGTTCTCCGCAATGGATATGAGTTTAAAGGAAGTCCAGCGAGGTATTGAGCAGGCTATAGAAATATTCCCTGAACTTGAGGGTAATCTGTCGGTTAAATGGAGGGTAGAAGTTAATGGACGCATGTCTTTCAATAATGGGAATAATCAACTCAACGTGTCCGACAACAGCGGATTTTGAGGATTTAGCTTCAAAATTTAAAAGCTGGTTTAATGTTTCAAGCAGTTGGATGTCAACACAGCTGGCAGGTTATATTCTTATGAATACTGCGGAGCTTGAATTTATGTACCCTAATCCCAATTTTGCAGAAATTGCTATTAGCGCATGGGCTCAAGTAAATGATGTGAGATTTACGGAATTATATAATACCACTACTACGGAATTCTATAAATCGTTTGAACCTCTTGAAAATTACAATATGGAAGAGACAACTACGCAAGAAGATACTAATACCGGAACTGATACGCATACACACAGTGGAGGGACAACCAATGAAGATAGTATTACGACTAATGATACCGGAACAGTATCCGACAGTGGTAACGCAAATCGTGACGGAACTACTACGCATAAAGTATCGGCATTTAATTCCAAGGCATTAGCGGAAGCGCATAGTGACACTGATAATTTTAGTACTACTTCTACTAACACCCGAACTGACAAGTTAACGCACACAACTACAGAGGAACACACATTTACAGATAAGCAAAAGCTCGATATAAGCAGAAGTGATATATTAAATCGTACAGTAACGCTAAGTCGTCACGGAAACATCGGAGTAACTACAAGTCAGCAAATGGCGCAAAGTCAAAGAGACTTAGTTATGTTCGATTTTAATAAATATATATGTGACGAATTTAAAAATGAGTTCTGTATTTTGTTATATTAAGAGGTGAAACAATGTACTATTTTCCTTATACAAATTTTCACGACTTAAATTTAGATTGGATAATTGAATATGTAAAATCCGCTAAAAGTGAAATAGAAGATTTAATAAATCAATTTGAAAACTTAATAGTTCAAACGACCGGCGATTCAACAAATAAGGTGATGAGCCAAAACGCTGTAACGGAACAGTTGAATTATTTAAGCTCCAGAATTAACAGTCTTAATACTACAGTCGAGGAATTAACCAATAAAGTCAATCAGGATATAGATAATCTTGCTTCTTTTGAAGTTGAGACGGAATCTAATTTTAATTCTGACAGGTTGAGATTATCAACTATTGAGAAAACTCTTACACGTTTTTTTGTTTTTGTTAGACATACTGCAACGGAGGATACTATAAATGTATCGATGTCCGAGTTAATAAATTACCGAACCAAAGCTAACGTCCAATATTATATCCAGGATTCTGTCTATAATTTTGTCAGGTATGCATATGAAGCATATTCGCCACAATCAACGACAATGATGATTCAGACTTTGCCCTTTCCTAATGAAAATGCCGTCTATCGTGCAACGATTAACATTACATCTGGAGCGATATCATATTCTCCAGTTGGGATTGTACCGATATCTCAATCATCAGGTCAAAGTCAGACATCGGTGATGTCTCAAAGGGCTGTTACAGAATTTGTTAACGACTCAACCCTTTTTGTAAGATTTGTTATAGATGCCGGTTCCTCACGGTGTAACTATAGTTTTGAAACAATACAAATTTATATTGAAAAAAAACTTTTTGTATACGGTGACATCACATTCGTTGAGCAAAAGTTCAGGTATTATTGTAGTGTATATGCAGCGGGTTCTGAACGCATTATTTTTAGGGTAATTCCGAGTTATGATAGTAGTCAGTCAATTACGGTGATCCTAACTTCCGACAATAAGGTTAGTTATACACAGCCAAAATTAGGTATTCTTCCCTATTACCCGCGTTATGTCATATCTTCAGACGGTGAAACAATCTCAGGAGCTCTGTTGGGAGTATTACAAGATATTTTAAATGCTATAGTCGTTAATAATTATTCACCACAAATTTATTTGAGAATTCTAACGGATAATGTGACTGAACAATTATATGTTGACAGTGCAAATAGCACCGGGTATGTCCTCCGAAATAATAACTATATTATAACATATACTACCACTCCGTCCGCAACTATAGAACCTGTCGAAAAAGTTTTTACTTCTTCAGTTACAGGAATAGCCCGAATAGCTGCGGGAGGAGAAACAGGATATAACATATTAAAAATAATCGGAACGGATGTCGATTTAACAAATTATTATATTGTTGACGCTGATATTACAAATTTAATAGGTGGAGTTTCAACATTAATTTCCGTGTCTTCAGTATCTGGACATCCTGTAATATTAATATATTCAAATGGCGTAGCGTTCTCCGGAAGTTGGGCTGTAACGTGTAGACATAAATAAAGCGGGCGCAGCCCGCTTTATTTTTTAAAATGAACAATAATCGTCGTCATTAACAATTGGCATTTTAGAAGCTGTCTGAGGCTCATCGTCCGTTTCATCCGGCTTGATACCCCGGACTATATAGAGCTTATCAATAAATAATCTAAGGTTATAATCTAATGATTTTTTGGGCTTTTCTACGACACCCTCAATAATTACGTCTGCACCTTTAGGAATAAATTGCAGCACATTTTTTAATTGTTCCTTATTACCAATAATATCATAAAATACTGTATTTTTGAATATTTGGCAGGCCAGAGAGTTTGCAACCATAACTTTGGTACTTGTTTTAACCTCGCTCCACTCCTTACACAATCTGCCTTGAATTACTGTTTTGTTATACATTTTCTTTCTCCTTTAATAATTAATATTTATCTATATTTAAAATATAAGATACAAATTAAAATTACCGTAATAATGGTAACTATAAGTAATCGAGCAGCCCAGAATTTTAATAATTCTATCCATGTAAAATTATTTTTCATTTATACACCTCAATACATTTTTATATATTTTAATAACAATTTTAATAAGTAACCTTTTTCCGCTTCGGCTTCTCCGAAATACACAGCGTTTACAATACTTCGGTATTTATTGCGGAACACCAAGATGTCATATTCATTAAGCTTAAATTCTTTAGGTGCTCCGCTTTTATGTGTCGATAAGTAATACGGCTTTTGTCTGGATTTATGCCGGTATACTGTAATCTCTCCTATTGTTACGACCGGGATATACTCTGCAAGCGGACGTGACACGTCTAAGAAGCTGTCCATATCCTCAAACAGGTTATCAATAGCTTGATTTGCAAACGCTGTATCTTTAGTATATTTGTATAATGCCGTTTTCTTTTTGCGCTCGCTTATTGGTGACTTTAGATATAACGCTATTAGCCGTTCGTGTTCGCGGTCTATTTTCAATTCCTTCTTATTACGGTACATTTCCATTATAGGACTTATCATATTAAGAGTTAAAAAATAGTCGTTATTTAAAATTGTAGAATTGCATATGCTTATAACTCTAAGTGCCGGACGCCCTTCCAATTCCCTATTACGATTGATAGTTTCATAAGCATTGAAGAACGTGAAAGCCTCGCCATTCATGCTTTGACCCTTTAATGTTTGAGGTATCGCCTCGTCCTGTATTATAAAATCAATGTCCGTCATATCTCCGCCGCGGAAATTCGCAAAGGTTGACAAGCTCATCATATATCCGAGACATTCCCCCCACGCCTTGCCATCCTCATCGGCATAATAAAAACTATAGCAGTCGTCACCGTTAGGATAAGGCCGAATATCTATCCCTTTATCAGAATTCAGTTTTTTGAATACGTTAAAAGCTTCTGTAGAAAGCTTCTTAACCTCGGAAGCTTTGCGCCGAAGTAATATGAATTTTGTATGACGGTTTAATACTATTGTTTCAAGTATAGTATAAGTCTTTCCGATTCCTCGACCGCCAATTAGCCACATAAACGGCAAACCCTTATTTAACAGATATTCAATATCAGGATATCCTGACGGTTGATATAATTTACTTTTCTTTACTCTATCCATCGTATCTTTTCCATATCAAAATAATTTTTTCGTAACCATTCAAGGGATGAATTGCTGATACGTTTCAAAATATCTTCTATATCTATACTTGTACTAAGCTTATACGTTGTTGGAACTATTGCAACATTAGACGATATGTGAAGATTATGCCCATCAATTTGTAGATCTATGTCCGTATCATTATCATTATAAATAGCCCGAGACCCTCCGGCTTTACTCCAGATGAACCCGTCTTTGAACTTTTCAATATCGCCGAGTTCTTCTGCGCCGGACGGATTATTGCCTTTTCGGAATTTATTCACCCCTGCCACAGTCACTTTTAATTCTCCGTCCTTAACCTGTGCGTATTTCTTCGCCCCCAGAGTGGCGAATTTTTCGCTTATTCCCTCGTTTTCATATACCCCCATATAATGAGTACCCCCCTTTATGTCAACCGCCTTGTAGCCCATTTTTTGAGCCTCTGCGACCATGCGGTTATTATAATCGGCAGGAGTATAATTTCCGATATATTTTACACTGTCTGTATCCGCATATACAAAATCTCTTCCGACTATCCACATAAAAGCTTTTAAGTCCTGCCGGGCATAAGCTGTAACCCACACCCCCACAGCATACGGGAGAAATGGTGCTTGCTTCATTTTAGCAAGTTTCTCCTCTTTCGTGTCTATAAGATAGTATTCGTCAGTTGAAGAAAGATACGCTATATCATCTTTCAAAGTGTTTTGTACGGTCATACCATACAATGCGTTGATTTTCTTTTTTGACTCTGCGTATGAAATTTTATCTTCTCCGCCTTTCAACTCTGTCTTTTTTATAAACAAATCAATCACCAACTTTCTAAATTCGTAGGGTAAATATCGTTTGAGAGACTTATAACATTCTATTATTGTTATATCGTGCAAAGAAATGTTATAATCCTCTAATAAAATCATTAAGTCAATTTCTGTTATTGTTGTCTCCAAACTTTCTGCGTATAATATTCGCCCATTATCGAGCAAATAGTTTTTTATGTTCCTACACTTACTGAACGATATATACGGTTGATGACATTTCTTAAGTTCTACATGTTCCAATCGTACACGGAATACGTATCCGAATTTTTCCGAATTTGATAGTAGGGTTTTAATATCGTCTGTCGTTTCTCTAAACTCGGTCAGCGGAAATTTTTTATTAACCAGTTCGTAAGGATATGAGCTTTCACGGTCATAGCTTCCAACATTATATAATATCTTTCCAACATAGAAACGGTTAGCGTGAGTATCTCCACCTCTAAACGCTTCACGCAACAATTCAAACACGTGTAAGGTAGGCACTAAACCTCGTAATATTCCGTTATATGGGAATAATACCTTTTTTGCCATACGCCGGACATATCCAGTTGAAGTATACGGGATTGTGTTTAGTGTGTCGCCGTTAGCTTTTAACAGTGATTTAATAGCGCATGATAACCCTACAACATCATTTCGCATATAAATTAAATCTTCAGTTTCTATTTCCGTCCAAGGATAACGTACTACGTCGTAATTCATTTCCGTTTTCTGTAATGCTTTAGGAACGTTCATATCTTTCATAAACCGTTCAAGACCTGTTCCCGCAAGCTTGTAACTACAACGAAATTCCACTTTATCCCACACACAGTACAAAGGTTCTCGAACGTCAACTAAAAACACTTCTTTTCGGTCAAACTCATGAATGCCCTTTAAAAATTGGAATTCGTGAGCTAAATTGTGAACATATATAATTAATCGTTTCTTCTCTGGAATTATTCGGTTTATTTCGTCAATCACGTTTATGAATTCTTCCCAAGTTCGGCCATATATTGCTGACATTCCCCATATATGAAGTTGCCATATGTACATGAATGAATGTATTTCTTCTTTGTATTCTATCTTACTCGTTTCTATATCCCATGACGATATTACTTCGAGATATTTTTTGTTGTTAACTGAGTTCGTCAATAATATTTTGGACAGTTTTTCGTTTTGAGTCTCCGTTAATATATGCACGCGCTAATTCCTCCGACGAGTAAAGATCTATTAATTTTGTATTCTTCGCCGTTGCCATAAAATCCGCAAATTTATTATATTGAGCCTCTGTAATATTATAATCATGACTTTGAAGCGTCTTAACAGCCTTTTTTCTAATTTGTCGCAGTCCTGCAATACTCGCGAATTTGTTTTTGTATAAATTCTCTGCAATTTCACGATAAAAGGGTAAATCCTCATCTGATATATCCTTAGGGGCTTCTAAATCAAATAATCCGCTTTTAAGTACTTTGTCATAATCCGACCATTCCTTAGACGCTGAAAACCTTTGCTCGCGCTTCTTAAGAATATAATACAATCTCCGGTATTCCTGTCTATCTGTCATTTGTGTTATCCTCTGTCATAATATCTAAACATTCTTTAACTGCCGACAGCTTCGCTTGATATATATCGGTCTCCAAACTGTTTTTGCAAACGCTGTAGTGTCTGCGGTACATTATTTCATAATAGTTATACAACTTAATCATTTTGTCTGTTTTTGTCATTGTCTAAACACTCCCATACTAAAACATTGTAGTAGTCGTCAACTCTACATTTTGCCAACCCTGACTTACTATTAACACATTCATATATTGAGTTTAAATCCTCTTGATGAATTCCGCCTTTTAAAAAATGTGAGTATATAGTACCGTCTGACGCGCGAAATGTTATAACATCATCACCGTTCATAAACTCAATTCCTTGAGGTGCTAATAATACCGTTTTACTTCCTATGTGATAATCTAATACGCAGTAGCCGGTTGAATCGTATAACAATACTGTGTAATACCCTGTACATTCATCATCCACTGCATAACCCTGATATATAAAATGTTCTTCACATACTTTATTTAATCGGTCGATTTCATCCCACGTATGAAGCTCAAAGTCATCATCCATACCTAAAGAGTATTTAAAGTGTTTGTATTCGTTCATCATTCTATCCTCCTATGAACCGTTCCTTATCGTGATTATAGTATAACAAAATATTATGTCTGTGTAAGATATAATTTGTAAATGATTAATACTAATTGTATTGAATTTGTGTTAAGATGTAGTTAGCATATGCTAACTATAGTAATTATGAATTTCGTTAAATTTTTAACGAAGTGTAATTTAAAATCAGCATATGCTAAATATGGTAATTATGAATAGATGTTGTGTGTTGTAAAGATTGTGTGATGCTTTGTAATATTAACAAATTGTTCATGAAGTTCATGGGAATTTCATTTTGTTCACAATTTGTTAATAAT